CTGTATGGAGAGTATGTGTCTGCGTCTGTTGCGCGAGTCAGTACCCAGTTTGTGCCACCGGGGTCAGGAGTGCCCACAGTCGTAACGGTATAAACACCATTCTGAAACTGACTTGTTTGGTTATAAATCAATACACGCTTGCCGACAGTCATCAGCACGCCGTCAATGGTTAGCGCGGCTTTGGTTCCGTTATTTGTCAGTGTAGCGCCAACGCCCACACCGGGGCCGCCCGGTTGGTTGTACAACGCATTTAGATTGCCTGCTGTATCAGGTGACTCCACATAAACAGGCTCATGGTAATGAATACCGGAAGCAGACACTGTGTCCACGTACTGCTTATTAGCAATGTCAGTGTTGCTTGATGGTTGTGTGGATACCGTACCGGTCGTCAGTGCGGCGGATGTAGCTGTGATTGCGCCAAAAGAAGTGGCATTTACTACGCCAGAAGCATCTGTCCAAACACCTTCTTCTGCTGGGTAAGTGACAAACACATCCTTGGGGTTAGAGGTAAAAGATACCAGCGAGCCGCTGTTGCTAGAAGACAGCACAGTCGTGCGAGACAAGGTTGTACCAGAAGCTGTGTATGTACCGATACCAACTTCCCAGTCGCCTGTGGTGTTGTCAACAATGGCGTAGTAAGTGGTGTTGCCGTTGCCCACGGCTGAGAAAGATTGGAACCCAGCTACTGCGCCAGCAAGTGTTAGCGTGCCTGTGCCAGCAGTGGTGGAGGTTTCCTTGACCCGATCTTTTAGTACTAAAGCCATTTTTTATCCTTACGATGGTAGGTCATTCCAACCGGGGGTGGAGGGATTGGAAATCAACACCCAACCTGCGCTCTGCGCGTCATTGATATTTTGCCAGTTTGGATTCTGGCTGTCATCTATTACAGCCCAAACAAGCACGTCATTAATAGAAACAATTAATTGAATTCCGTCAGGGCGAGCATTAACTGTTTTGAGAACCGTTAAGTTGTCTGCGGCGGTGACAAGTTCAGAAATGTTTCCGATGAACTGAACCTGAACAGTCTGCGTATTAGATGCTGTTGCGCCTTCAGCCACCGACACAAAATAACCAGCACTTGCTGTCTGCGCATTAGTAGCCGTGGCAGATTCTGACAATGCAGCAAAAAATGCCGCTTGTGCTGACTGTGTATTGGATGCTGTTGCCGCCTCAGAGATAGCCGCTAAAACTGCTGAACTGGCCGTAACCACTGCGGATGCCGTAGCTTGCTCTGTTATAGCCGCCAAGAATGCGCCCACCGCTGACGGGGAAGCTGTAGCCGTACAAGTTTCCGCCACTGCCGCAGCAAATTGAGCTGACCCTGAGAACGACGCGGAAGCCGAAGCCAACTCAGAGATAGCTGCTTGCAAAGCACCCACGGCAGCTACTGTATCTTGCGCCGTAGCGCTAGCCGTAATAGAAGCTAGGAACGCGCCTGCGGCTGTTTGGGCATCAGATACGGTGGCGGTTTCCGCTTGAGTAGCCAACATTGCGCCGGACGCGCTTTGCGTTTCAGATCCTTGAGAGGTTTCCGCTTGTGTAGCGGTCATATTCCCAGAGACTGAAAAAGTCTCAGCTCCGGCTGATGCCTCGGCAATCTCTCCACCAAAATTGGTAAGTGCGTCGGATTCTGCTGATGCCAAAGCCGCCTCTGATAAAGAGGCAAGCACAGCCTTGCCGCCTAGAGCGGCAAATGGCGATTGAGCAAAGGCAACATCTCCGAACACCGCATTACCTGATTAGGCTGCGTCGAGAGAGAAGGTGTATGTGACAGTCAATGTATCGCCGCTGTCCACGAATTTGTCGCCACCGGTGAAATCACCAGCAGAGAACAAAACACCAGAAGTGCCAGAAGACACGCTGCACAAAAACGCGCCAGCAATAGTCTGAGCATTAGATGTCATGGTAAATACAGCAGGGGAACCAGAGTTACTAATTACTGAAGGATCAGCCGTTGTAGCTGTACCAAACGTTGCAGCTTTGCGGTTACCTGAGTAAGCAGTGTTTTCTGTCCAACCACCAGAACCTGTAGCTCCGTGAGAAGCCAAAGTATCGGTGGCGGAGAAAGTTGTACCGGAGCCGGGGCCGGTCACCAAACCCAAGTACCAAGCTGCTGTGTAACCAGAGCCTGAGAAATACTTGGAGTTCATGTCCTGCAAGCCTTGGTTTACCACCAAGTTATGAAAGCTGTCAGTCCACTTCAAGTTACCGTTTGCGTCATGGCAAACAACTGTGTAAACGCCGCCAGCACCAACACCTTCGGCGCTCTGTGGGCGAACTGCAATGCCAGCAGACACGATGTCTTGGGCGGAGCTTTTTTCTGTATGCATGATTTATCCTTAAGAAATACGCACGATGGCGCTGTTGGCATCGGGGGTTGGGAAGATGATTTGAAACGTATCGTTGTCCACTGTTTTCAATACATCAAAAACAAGTACAGCCACCGATTTGTTTCCCTTGGAGCTATTGTAAATAAGAGCAGCTGCCGTCGTAAAGGTGGCATTTGTCCAATTTACATCATCAAACGACAAAAATGCCGTATAGACCGCTTGTGCATTTAGTCCTGTGTCAGGACTAGGGTTGATTGTCAACGTTTTTCCACCTGCGGTGTACCCTGTGCCCACGCTAGGTATCTCATCCGTACTGCTGTAGACAGTTGTGGCAGGACCTAGCGTTGCGGAAGATGTATAAAGTGCAACTTTAAATGTATCAGGCGACGTTGGGCCAAAGTTGTGGATTGCCTCCAACAACTCAAGCTTAAAACTGGTGGTCGCCGTCTGAATATACATGGCTTATACGATTCGGATTAACGCTGTTTCTGGATCATCTGTGGGGAACTGGATGATAAATTCCTGCCCCAACATTGTCTGATCCACACCAAAATTAAACACACCAACAGACTTGTTGCCCTTGGATGCGTTATAAATCAAACCGCCACGAGTGGTAAAGGTTGAGCCGGGCCATGCGGGGTTGTCAAAACTGACATATCCAGTGCCCAAACCTAAATTTACAGTAACGTTTTGAAGCTCTTGGCCGCCTGCTACATACCCAGCACCTGATACTTCATTGCTAGTGGTGTAGATGGTAGTTGTAGGGCCCAAAAGGGCCGAGGAGGTGTACAGCGCAACCAAAAAAGTATCGGTTGAGAAGTCATGTATGCCAAGGAGCAACTGCTCCTTGAAACTGTCGGTAAGTCCTGCTGTAAACATGCGTTATCTCACCGGTAGTTTGACTTGACCATCGCGATAAGCATCGCCACGCTGCTTGCCATCGCCCAAATTCTTCAAGAGCATCAATGCTTCCTTGTACTTAGTGTCATACAAGACCATCATATCCTGCTCGCCCTTCATGTAGGTGTATGCTTCAACCAGCGCACCGTACAGCAGCGCTGAATCAAAGTTATCGCCCAACCATGAAGTTTCCACATCCACAATAGATGGCGGATAGTAGTAATAATGCAATTCTGCTGAATATGCAGCGTCAGGAGTAGGGCCCACAATAAACGACAACTCGTTCACATCGGTAGAACGTGGTCCAAAAATAGCGTAATACTTAGGCTCCCCAGTACTACGTGCGTTTGGATACACCTCACGGATAAAGTTGACATCCTTGTCTAGCAGGTACTTGTAGTCGCCTTGGAAAATCAAAGTGGCAGCAACAGAGCCCGTGTTAGCGACGCTGAGGGTGATTGTTGTGCCGTTAATCAGCGTTACCTGCGCACCAGTGCCAATATTGGTGCCAAATACATACTGGCCTACTTGAATATTTGCTGCGCTTGCCACAGTCACCGTAAATGCACCAGAAGAGCCTGTTGCAGTTGTAGTGGCATACGAAAAAATAGCCAAAGAATACGATGACAAAAAGTCATCTGGGCAAGCTAAATAGCTGTTGCCAGAAGTCAATGATCCTGTCACGTTCTTGCGCAAATTAGCAATCTGCACAGAGTTGTAAATGCGCTGCTCTGCCTGACGTGTAAATGTCGCCAAATCGGAATCAGAAAATCCCAAATTGGCGGTGTACGCAACGATAGCAGCTTTTAATTCGGTGTAGGTCATGTGATGCTCGTTTTAACAGGTGCAAGGACCGCCGCGGCGACCCATTGTTTTGCATACGGCATCGGCATCATTCCGATACTTGCAAACGAAGTATCAGCCGTGAACCCGACGTAGACGGTAACTGCAAGTCTACTCTCAGGACGGGGTTGATACAAGGCCTGTGGCTCATTTATTGTGCGTTTTGGCTCCAACTGTGGATGCTTGGGCTCATAGCACTCAGGACAGACCTTAAAGCCTGTCCATTCCTTGGTAAGCCGATTGAGTTTGTACCGCTGACCACACCTGTCGCACAGCGCAATTGCATATTTGCCTGATACGTAGGCCATGGCTTACCTCTGCGTATAGGTAGGCACCACAAAGAAGCCTGAACGCTCGCGGTCTTCTGCTGCAGCACGGGCAAACTCTTCTTCGTACATTTGCTTGAGCATCATCATGCGGTCAGGCGCTTTTTTGACCGACAGATAATACGCTACCGCCGCCACCAAACAGGGCAAGAAACGGAAGGAAATGTCCGCAGTATTTTGAAATCCACCTGCGTTGTCCATGCGACGAATTGCATAGTATACAAACGTCCATGTCTGCGTCGCATCAGGAGAAGGGTACAAAAAGACTTTAGTCGGTACTGTGCGCTGAATGTAGTACTGTGCAGGACGAGACTGAGTCAGCTTATTAGGCACATGCAGCCATTCTGCGCGGCCAATACGGTCAATTGTGATGTCCTGCTGGGTAGACTGGCCTGCATTGGTACGAATAACGGCCGATAGGCCGTCAATTGTGTCCGCGGGCAAGTCATACTCATAGACCCCGGGGGTCAAAACCTGCTGGCGCTGCTCAATGGTCCACAGATTAAGACCACGGTTGGCCCATTCTGCAAAGACCAAGTTGACGGAGCGAAGCGCCGTCTTCATGTCGTAACCGTCGCGCACTTCAATACCGCAGCGCTCATACGCCTCAGCTATGAGGTCATCAAACTGCAGATCGAAGTTGGATACGCCAGAAGTGGTCATCTTAATAGATCATTGCTGTGCGAGCACGGGCTGCACCAACACCACGAACTGCAACTTTATCGCCCTGAACGCTCTTTTTAACGTTCTGGTTGAGTGTCTGGCCCTGTGATTGGCCTACACCAGCAACCATACCGCCGCCAGCAAAACCACGCTGGGCAACGCCTTCACCTTTTTTGGCCATGCCACCATCTTTGTAACAGTTTTTCATTTCGCCACCTTGTCTAAACTTTTTGCCTTTACTGGCCTTGCTGAAATCCATCGCCACAGACTGTGGGATGCCGACTTTTTTAGCAAATGCAGGATTGTGTGCTGCTGCATCCATCAACTTCTTTTGTTTTTTACTGACTGCGGGCATTATGTGCTCCCATTAAGCGGTCTAACTTCTCGTCTAACCTGTCTAGTCTATCCAAAACACGGTTGATGTCTGCATGAACTTCGGCTTTTGTTACATATTCTTTGGCAACTTCTTCGCGGGTGCGATTAAGCAGGATCTGTAGACGGTCTATCTCTGCGGCTTTATCCCGCAGAACCCATCCTACAAACCCTATACCTGCCGTCAGGACCATGTTCCAT